ACGGTTATTGGACCAACAGACATGGCGTTATAACCAGTTGGAAGAGTTCCACTTGTGCTAATTGTTGCAGCATTAAGAACTAAACCATCAACAAATGAAACACCCGTTCCACCATTGGCAGTTGGAAGCGTTCCCGTTACGCCTGTTGTAAGGGGTAAACCTGTTGCATTAGTTAATGTTACTGAAGTAGGTGTTCCCAAAATTGGCGTAACCAAAGTTGGTGAAGTGCTTAATACGTTAGAGCCTGAACCTGTAGAAGTCGTAACCCCTGTGCCGCCATTTGTAACAGCAAGAGTTCCGGTTACGCCCGTAGTTAAAGGCAAACCTGTTGCATTGGTCAACGTACCACTTGACGGTGTGCCTAAAGCGCCACCATTGACCACCACAGCGCCTGCCGTACCGACATTCACACCGATAGCAGTCTGCACACCCGTGCCTAATGCCGTGACCCCTGTACCGCCGCCCGCTGGTTGTAAAACCCCAGATGAGTTTACATTCTCAGCAAGGACGGACAGGTTTCGGTTGATTGTCATATGTATAGGGGGTTGCCCCCCTTCTCATTAAGCAGGAATTTCAGCCCAGATCAACGAGTAGTCAATCGAAGCAACAGCCAAAGTAGCTGATGAACCGAAAGCCAAGTACGCACCGGGAGCAACAATGATCGCACCTTTAACGTCGTCAACAAACACGCCAGCGTTCAAACCAGCAGTAGTTGTAGCGTTACCAATTGAAACCGAAGGCGCAATCAGCGTTGATGCCAAAGCTGCTGTATTAGCCGTGTTGACCATGCCGTAGCAAACTGAGCCAGTGTTGGCTTGTGAATACATGTTACGAGCTTGAGTTTGTGTACCGGTTACTGCGACACCGCCTTGGTTGGCTCCAAAGAAGTTAAATGCAACTGTACCAGCAGTCGTACCAGTAGTACGAACGCCAATACGGGCTTGCAAGATAACCAAGTCAGTACCAGACGTAGCTGGGTTGTAAAGACCGAAGATTGGTGTACCAGCAGCACCGCCGACAAAGGCAGTAGCAGCCGTTGTTGTGACAGAAGACAACGAGAATACACGGTTAGCTTTCATTAACGAGTAATAAACTGGCGCTAATTCTGATACAAATGCTTCACCAAAAGTACCACCGGGGTTGTTAGGTGTACCAGCGGTTTGACGAGCTGAAGGCAGTGAGCCTACTTGGTTCTGGATAATCATAATGATTCCTTAATTGGTCATATTAAATAAAGTTGAAGCAGGGTTAAGATAATCCGCTAACATAATATCAGGTTCGTCAGCGGCAGAACGGAACCCTTCTCTTAGTTGTGCTTCGTATGTGTAATGGGTTAACACACGAAGAACGCCTAAAATCTGTGCAAGTAAATCTTCTAAAGACTGTTGTGCGGGTGTAGCTTGTGCGCCACGCATTTGCAAAGTACCAAACATATCTGTCTGTACCCGTCTTGCTGCACCTGATGGGTCTGTGCCACCCATCATAACTGGGTTAACTGAAGACAACGCCGCCGTGATTGGGTTAGTTGATGCCGTGGTTCCAGAGTATGTGACGTTGTACTGACCGACCTGATAACCGACTGGTAATTGACCAGCAACTTGCGTGTTACCGTTTAAGTCAGTCTGGATACGTCTTGTGACGTTGTTGTAGTCCGCCCCGCCTAGTGGCACAGGGTTTGCAGATGCCGCAGTACCCGCTGCAACCGTACCTGAAACTGTAACCGCGCCAGAAGTAACTGTAACTGCTGAAGTACCTAAACCAGCATAAGCAGAAAATGGTGTTTGTCTTAAATAAACAACCAATGATGTAGCCGCTGCGGCTGAAAAACGAACAAACTTAGCAGCTACAGGAAAAGCATAAACTAAGTTAGCCGTTCCCGCTGTTGCTGTAACATAAGTATTAGTTCCTGCTGTTAATGGAATACCAAAAACAAGTTGATAGTTTACGCCATCATTTGAGTGGTTTACGTTTACTGCAACCGCTGCTTGTTGTTGAAATATGATTGTCTGATAGCCCGTTGTATCTATAACTTGTGGTGAGTTTGCACCTAAATAAATAATGGCACTTGGTGGGGCATCAGATGGTATTGCGGCGTTGTTTGCGTCTAGCTTAGGTGGGTTTAATGTGCGGGTGTTAACCGCCAAGCCCGTACCGTCAGTTACAACTTGCTCAAGAATGTTTACACCAGCAAAGTCACCTGCCTCATCGCCAGTAATTGAAATCTTAATTGGATTATCAGTAGATTGTGCGCCCTGTAGCGTTTGGTCTAAAACTGGTAAAGATGTGCCTTGCCCAGATGAAACTTGTTGAGTTACACCACCGTTATTAAAACCGACAACATCACTTGCTGCTGGGGCAACTTGTCCGTTAGTACCTGTACTTGCCGTTACGGTCGGTCCAATATACGCCATTACGACACCTCAATAGACGAGACAGTCACATCAACCGCGCCGCTTGCACTTACTGCTAGCACATAATTTTGCGGCACAATAATCTTAGCAGAATTCATTACATCCAACGAGTTACCCGTAGTAATAGGTATGTTGTACACAATATTGGTCGTGGTAGTAGAACCGTTGTTAAGTGTAACGCTTGCGGTAATTGGGGCGTTTGTTTTATTAGCCAGCAAGCATCCAATAAGAGTAGCTTGGACACCAGCAGTCGTCGGGTTATACACCGTTGTACTTGAGGTGACGTTGACTGCCTGTGCGGAAACGTAGTTAATAGCCATTATGCAATCATCGCTTGAGCCAGAGCTATTTTAGCTACTGAAGTTGCGGAATTACTGGTTCCGAAGGGTATATTAAGGTCATTTCCCGTGAAAGTAAATGCGGAAGAAGCGCCCAATGCACCTGAATTATTGTACTGCACCTGCGTGTTAGAACCTGCTGCGGTTCCTACTGTCGTGCTAAATGCAATAAATGTAAGAATATCACCAGAATTAGCAGCAGTTGCCAGCACAACCGATGTTCCGGATGTGGCTGTATAGTCAGCAACTTCCAACAAAACACCGTTTAAAAACACCTGAATATAAGGTGCGGTGTAAGTAACAGAAAATGTAGTCTGCGAAGCTGTTGCGGTTTGGGTTGTGCGAGTATAGTTTGATGTTGAAGCACCCGCAGATACCCACTGAGGCGGAACACCTGCACCTTGTGCTGTTAGTACATAACCACTTGTTGGCGTGTTTGAGGCATATACAGATACCTCAGACGGGTACGTAATAAAAGCGGTCTTAGTGCCTGCTGTAAATGACACCAACGAGCCAGAGTTTGATGACGCTAAAACTGTTGTACGTGCAAGTGTTGGACCTGTCGTTGAGTACGTACCAATTCCAACTTCCCAATTAGCTCCGCCTTGATCCGCAATACAGTAATAAGTGGTATTGCCATTACCGACAGCAGCAAACGTCTGATACCCAGTTACAGCGCCCAGCAGTGTTACCGAGCCTGTACCCGTAGTCGTAGTTGTTTCCTGAACTCTATCGTAGACAGCAAGTGCCATATATTAGCCCGATGCGCTTAGAGTGTACGTAACATTTATGGTATCGCCTGACGTTACAGTCTTTGAACCCGCAGTGAAATCACCAGCAGAAAACAAAGTGCCTGTTGTGTTGTCAATTGCAGACGTACCACCAATGTTAATGAAGGCTCCTGCAACCGTGCCAGAACCTGTCATACTAAAAACAACAGCAGCACTAGTAGACAAAACTGAAGGGTTAGCAGTTGTCGCGGCGCTAAAGGCAGGAGTTTTGCGAGTACCAGAATAAGTTGGCGCATTCGTAGCTCCTACTTCAAGCCATGTAGCATGACTTGATTGTGTGTCGGCATAAGCTGCTGTACCTGTGCCTTTTAAACCCATGACGACAGCGCCGCCACCAGTATTGGCAAAATACGAATCTAGCAAGCTTTTGCGACCAACGTTTGTTGTCAAGTTGTCAATATTATCAGACCACTTCAGGTTGCCCTGAGCGTCATAACACTCAAAGGAATATACACCTTCAAGACCAAATAGTTCTGTTGACCCAGCATTACGGGTTACGGTAGCTTCCATAGCGTCTCCAAATTTTGCAATTTCGTTACTCATGTTAAGTGATCCTAATAATGGCGTTTGTTGAGTTTGCCGTTGGGAAAGTTACAGTAAATGTACTATTCGGGGTTTTATCTGAACCAAAGTTTAAAACAAAAATCGCCGCATTTGTTGTGTTATTGTAAATTAGCGCACCCCGTGTTGTGAAACTTGCGGGACTCCATGTCACGTTATTAAACGAAACAAAAGCGGTGTTATTAGTATTGTCGTAGTTTAAAGACGTAGGTGTTAAAACCTTGCCACCAGCCGTATAACCTGTGCCTGTAATTTCATTGACCGTTGTGTAAGTAAGTGTTGAGTTACCAAGTTCGGCGTTAGCGTTATATAGCGCAATTTTGTAGACATAGGGCGAAGATACGTTAAAGTTCTCCAACCCTTTTAATAGGTTCACACCAAAGACTGTGCATGAAGTCTGTACTATCATGGATTAACCTTGATCTTTGCTTGACCATCACGGTACGCATCACCGCGCTCAAGACCTGTGCCAAGGCGGTTCAACTGACCTAAAGCTTCTTGATATTTTTGCTCATAATAAGCAACCATATCTTGTTCGCCTTTCATAAATATCATGGCTTCCCGCATCGCACCATAGAACAACGCTGGGTCGTAGTTATCGCCTAGCCAGCTTGTGCCAGTGGAATTAGAAATGGTTGACACTGTAATTGAAAACCCTGTGCCGCCTCCTGCGCCAACACTGCCAGCATCAAAGGTCAATGCGTCACCAGCTACATACAAAGAACCACCATCATCCAATGTACATCCAGTTACAACGTTACCAACAATTAAAATTGTAGCTGTTGCATTTGCGCCACTACCGCCTGATAAAGGTACGTTTGCATACACACCGTTTGTATAACCAGAGCCAGCCGTAAACGGCAAAGTAAAGCCAGTAATAATGCCCTGCACAATCGTAGGCGGGTAGTAGTAATAGTGCATTTCTACTGTGTAATTTGCATCTGGCGATGGAGCTACCAGCAACGACAATTCGTTGTTATTTGAATACTGTGGACCAAATAAAGCGTAGTATTTAGGTGCGCCAGAATAGGCATTACCCGCATTGGGGTAGGCTTCACGGATAAAGTTAACGTCTTTGTTTAGCAAGTACGTGTAATTGCCATCTGCATCAACAACTGCAAGCGAGAATGGCGACAACCAATCGTCAGGTAGCGACACATAACCGTTGTATTGCGTCATAGTACCCGTCACATTTCGACGTAAAGAAGGCAGTTGCACGGTGTTATAAACGCGCCGTTCCGCCTCCTGCACAAACGTGGGAATACTTGCAACGAAAAGGCTTTCAGTATTCTCAGCGTAATTCTGAATTGCCTGACTCAGTTGTATGTAATTCATTTTTAGCCCATCGGACCACGGCACATAGTGCCTTTAGTCGCAGCACCTGCGCCACGCATTTTGATACCAGTTGTTTTCACATCATCACGACCAGAATTGCCTACGCTAACGCTCATAGCAAGAGTACGTGGGTTGACTTGCTCAGACGAAAGAGTATTTGGGTTAGTTTTGACACTAACTGATTCTTTTACATCCACAGACCCACCTTTCATTGTGTGCGGTTTAGCATAGATGCCAGCATCGCCGACCTCTTTACCCATCATTTTTGCGCTAAATTTACCCATGACGTTCTCACTTTTGGTTGTTAGCACGAGCCATATTGCGACCAACAGCTCGCATAGCTTTGCCTGTTACACCAGCGGATTTCTTGCCGCCTTTCTCAATGCCCATGCTTGGACCTGAATCACCAAGGTTTTTACCCTTAGTTTTGCCTTTTTTAGCAATACCATCTGCGCTACGTGTGAAAGCCATAATAAACTCCTAAGTGGTTTGTACAGTAACTGTACCGATTTGAATTGGTAATACTAAATCGTTTGGCGTTAAGCCGTAATCATTTGCACCGCCAACAGGATTCCAATTCCACTGAAACTGCCTGCTACCGTCTGTTGGATAACCAGCATTCTCAACATCATTTCCTGCCACATCAGAAGTATAAAGCCCTGTCGCACCTGCTGCGTAATAGCTTACATCAGGTCGTGGTTCCCGTACAGCTTGAGGATCATTTACTGGGTACATACCCAATTGCAACTGTGGCTGATCTGGGTCCCAACATTCTTTACAAACTTTAATCTGAAAGAGCTTGGTTTTAATAACTTCTTTCTTTAATTCTTTAAGCATATACCGTTGACCACATCTGTCACATTCGGCAATGCTGTACTTACCACTAGCGTATTTAGAGGGCATAAGTCACCTCAATAAAACAATTGCCGTGGCACAAAACGTACTGGCTCTTTAGATGTATCGCCACCCAAAGCCAATTCAAACTGTTGTTCATAATCCGCTTTTAAACCAATAACACGATTTAAGTCCATATCGGGCAACTTAGCACTCAAGTAGTAAGCAAGCCCAGACACCATTGCGGGGATAAAACGAAATGGAATATCTTGAGTATTAATACCTGTGCCGCCGTCTTGGATGCGACGCATACGCCAGTAAATCATTATGTATTGAGTGCCGGGGTTTCCGGTGGGCCAGATATTAACGTTTGGTAAGAATGTTTGGTAAACAGGTGTACTAACTGCATGTTGCGCTGCGGTAGTATTGTTCACACCACGATAGCAATTCAACAATTGGTTTTCATTACTAGTTAAGCTTGAGCCAAGGTTTTGATACAGAATAGTCTCAGAGCCGATGTTGATATAGCCTTGTGACCGCATGTTGGCAGTAGACGCAACGGTAATCGTGGTGTCTGTAGATTGCACTGTAGCCGTTACAGTGGTCGAGGCGGCTGCGTTTGTATTGCCTGACTGCCTGTCTACCCAAACTTGAATTGGTCGCCCATACGCCGTTTTAGTGGGTATAGTGCTATATGTAGACTCTGAAATACGGGTAATGTTAATGTCAGTTTGGTTTAAATCACTACCTGTGCGGATAACTTGGTCAAGTAAATCAATAGTATCTACTGGCAATGGATAGCTGATTTGTCCTGCATTGATGTTGATTGGAATTTGCCCCTGCTCAACAGTCCAAAAGTTAATGCCACGGTTAGCCCATTCAATCGTTAAGATGTTTAAGCTGCGCCGAGCTGTACGTAGGTCATAACCACTACGTAACTCTTTGCCGCATCTCTCAAAAGCTTCTTCCACTAATTCTGAAAGATCAAGATTGAAAGTGTTTAAACCAGATGTACTCATTTCTTTTTCGCAGTTTTAGCAGCTTGTTTAAACGCATCTGCAGTAGGCGCACCGGGATCACCCGGCTTACGCATTTTACCGCCTCTAGCACGCTTGGCTTGGATGTTAGCGTATAGACCCGTAGCTCCGCCTTTGGCGTATTGAGTGAAGTCAGTATTATCTCGACGCTCTTTACGTTTTCCAGTGGGCATCTTGGAAGGGTTAATGTCGCCCATTCCACGCGAGGCTATCATACAAAACGACCTTTAGTTTTGCCTTTAGTAGCGCAACCATCAGCACGACTAGAAGCTGAACCGCCTTTAGCCATTTTCTTCATGCCTTTTTCGCTTTTCTCACCCATAGCGTATTGCATAGGCGTGATTTTGCCAGACTTAATAGCCTTGGCTTCATTAAGCTCTTCCTTCATTGTTTCTTTACCGCCGAATAAGTTTTTCACGTTGCCACCCTTTTTAAAAAGATTAGTTGAGCCATGATCTGTTTTTGGCTTGTTAACACCTTGGAGATCAGGACGACCACCAAATGATTTGCCTTTGCTTGCTGTTGAAAACTCTTGTGCAACACCAACTGGAATGCCCGCTTTCTTCGCAAACTCCGGATTATGCGCGGCTGCGTCCATAAACTTCTTTTGTTTTGCGCTAGTGGCTGGCATTATTTACCCCAATGTCCAACAACATAACCAACAACGGCGGTCACAGAACTTACAAACCCACCAAGCCACATTAATGTTTTCCAACCACCTTCAAGTTGGTCAAATTTCTTGGTAATCTCAGCAAGACTTTTTTTAACGTCGCTCATGTCATCGACAAGCTTATCCATATCATCTTGAAGATGTTTGATGTCGCTTGCGTGTGTGGCGAGTTCTCTGGCTGTCATTATTGGGTCGGCATCCATTAACATTTCCATCTTTTCAGTGAAGCTTTAGCCCGCTCTGCCGGACCCTTTGCTTTTGCTACTACGCCAGACATTCGGGCGCAAAATGATTTCTTGCGTGGACCACCTTCGGGCTGCGGAGCCTTGAGATTAGAACCTGTTGCTGCGTTGTATTTGGCACGACCTTTGGCTGTCAGTCCAGCACCTTGTTTTGTGGGAAGTTTTTCACCACGACCTACAGCAAGAGACGGATTTTTAGCCATTTAGATTCTCTAATTTAATGACATATTAAGGGTT